ACCGTGCGCTGCCCTTCACGGTAGGCTGTTTCATGCGGGTCATTAGAGAATGTCGAGCTGTGCTCACAAAACCTAACACCCAAATCCTCAAGTATCCTCTCGCCGTCCTTGCTTCCAAAAACGGTCTTATAGAGCTGTAAAGTATCTTCTGGCGTCACTATTCAGCTGCCTCGGCTGCATCTAGCGCGCGAACCATTGGCGCGGCATTGCCGGCGGCCTCAGCTGTTTGCATTATCTCCTGCTGCTGTGCCATTGCTTGCTGTTGCTCTTGGCGCTGAGCGCGCAGAATAGCAACCTCCTGGTCACCGCGCACGGCAGTGGCAGGCACTGACAGGATTTTAATGAGATGGCGCGATATACCGTCACTATCGACATAATCCATAATGGATGGGTCTAGCTGGCTGAGCGGTGTCATGAGCTCTAGCAGGCGTGTCATAGACTGGATATCGCCCTGACGCTGTGCTTTGGCTAACGGGCTCACATATGTAATTTCTAAGTTCTGGTTCAGCATAAAGTCTGGCGCCGGGGCAAATGCCTTTTGGCGTGACAGGATGCTATAGACGCGGGTTATCAGCGGTTGCAGCAGCTCCTGGCTCAGTCTGCCGGTGAGCGGCCCCAGCAATCTCATTTTTTCTTCTGTTCGTTGAACCACCTCGGTGGCTGTCATCTGCGGCCCGGTGCCTAGAATGAGCTGGTCTACATAGTAAGCCGCCCGGATTGCGCCGCGCCTCTGCTCTTCCATGTTGAGCCCTAGCGGGTTATTCGCGCCTATATTAAGCGGCTCGATGCGGTCGCGTGTGCCTGATCTATAGAAGTTTAGACCGCCCGGAACTGTCCTGACCGGCAACATGAAGCCGTCATCTGGCACTAGCAGCGGCGGGTCTACCTGTTTTTGTGCTGCCCGGATTGTCACCTCGGACATGCGATTCAACATTTTAATATCTGCCAATGCTGTCATCGAGGGGGATCTTCCGTAACCAAGCTCAAAGCTGCTCTTAGAAAATCTGGGTGCCATATACGGGAACTCGTCAAAGCCCGATTCGCTCAGCACAACTTTCTGGTCTGGCTCAATATAGACGGACGCAAAGGGCTTATTCTCAGCCATAACCTTTGTTATGTCGCGCTCATCCCTGCTATAGACCGCATGAATCAGCGTTATTTCTTCATATGGGTTCTCTCTAGCGCGCTGTAATATTTTACTATTGAATTTTTCTTCACCGAATTTATTCATGGCGGCCCGTGCCGGCATTTTAAATTGACGAAATACCGTATCAACCCGCCCCTTATCATCCTCGGACAAGAAGCACTCTTTGATATGCCGGGTGCTGAAGCGCACCTGCTGCTCATCGTCCTTATCAACAAACATAACAGCTGTGCCGAAGGTCACTAGGTCAAGATAGAGCTCGGCTATCTGCTCTTGGAAGTTAGAACGGTTAAAGGCCTGGTACATAACGTCCTCAACGGACTGCAACCATTCCTTAGCTTCATCATCGCTGTTCAGCTCATCATCAGAAAAACGCAAGCCAAACCAGCTAGTAGAGCCGTTTGTCAGCATACCGTGCAGGCTGGCGGCCAGTAGCTCAGCTGATAGAATAGCTGTGCCGTCAAAGACCAGCTCGGAGCGTTTATCGCCCGGCGAGCGGTTCTTTGTAACGTCTGCCTTGCGCGGCACGACATAATCCGCAATTTCCTGCCAGTGCGCTTCCCAAGTCTGGCGTTGTGTTACCAGGCTATGAAAGCGCTTAATCAGGACTTGTGCTATTTCATCAGACATCTAGCCACCCAGTAAAGTTTTTTGCTCGGTAGGAGCATCGCCTATCACGCCCTTAGTGCTTGTAAGGATTGTGCCTGAGCGTCTTTTTTTCTTTTTCTTTGGCGCGTCGCTGCTTTGCTCGCCTGCATAAATGACATCGTCTGGCGCATCCGGCTCAGGCGCATCAACCACATCGGCCTGCATTTGCGCCATTCTTGCGTCCTCAGCTCTCTTTTGCTCAGCTGCCATATCCGCTTTGGACGGCGTTAAGCCAGCTGCTTTGGCGCCCTCATTCACAACTTTTCTAATTCTGCGTACAATACCGCCCATCATTTGCCTCCAAGGAGAGATTTGTATTCTATGGGCGCGTCTGTCGTGACGCCCTGTGAGCCTGTTACCTGGCTGGTTTTCATTGTCGCCTTGCCTTTATTCTTCTTCTTGGTCTTCTCGACCTCACTTGTGCCGGCCTTAACAACAGGAGAAGGCGTTACCGGCGCTGGCGGCGGCGGGGGGGCTGGCGGGGGCATACTTACTTTTGGCGTTAAAAAACTCATGCGATCATCCCTAGCGGGTTGTATTGGCTGTCTGCGATTTTCTGGGGCGCCCTCTCCCACGCTTGGCTGGTTTTGATTCCAACGGCGAGGTATCTAAAGGCATCGGCTGCGTGTGAGCTCCAGTCATGTACCGGGGTGCTTCTGAACGTCCTAAGCCTTTCATTATAAGCGCGATGATACTGGCGAAGGGCTTCCAAGCCAGGACCGCAGTTTGTTTTGTCAAACCAGCAGCGTGGTATAAGCATCTGTGCAGCATGTAATCCATCCTCTACAGGCAGCTTTGCAACTACCCTAAAATTAATTCCTAAGTCCCATGCGACCTCACGCCGGCTCTTGCCGCTGCCCATCTCTCGCACCTCAATGTCGTGCGGGGCATTATGTGTGCCGTACAGGTAGTCCTTGTCTTGAAGCATCCGGGCATAGTGCGGCAGCCCCTCACCCCTATTTTCATAAAAATCTATAACGTGAACAGCCCGGCCAACGCTTTGCGTAAACCAGACCACAGTGCTGTCGCCAACACCCAGATCCCACCAGGTATCCACCTTCACAGTCGGGTCATAGGGAACTGAACTGATGCGGCCCTTCTCCTGAGCCTCTTGAAGCTCTTTGCCAAAAACAGCACCGGGCACATTTGCAACCCATGAGCACTCAAATTCCTGCTCGAACTGGTCAGCAGACATCATAGCCTTAGCGGCCTGTAGCTCCTCAGCATCTAAAATGCCAGTCTCGCTAGCCTTATGAATAGCTGTGTACCAGTCATCCTGCTGCTCAGCCGCCGTATAGAGCTCATAAAAAGCATTATGGCCTCTGGGTGTGCCAATGAAGAGAGCTTTGCCCTTCCTGTCACTCAGCGCCGGCCTGATAATCTCAGGAAACAAGCTCTCCGGCATGTCAGCCATCTCATCGAGACAAGCCATATCAAGATAAATACCGCGAAGGCTGTCCGGGTTCTCAGCGCCAAGAAGCTGTATTCTAGCTCCGTTCGGCAAATCACAGCGCAGCTCAGTCTCATGAAACCGTACCATCGGTATCTTGCCAGCAAACTGCTTGAGATAATCCCATGCAACAGCCTTAGCCTGCCGGTAGGTGGGCGCTATATACGCACAGCGCGGATTAGTATGCGGATTAAGCACAGCCTCTCTCAGCAAGTGATTAATCGCCATGACAGTCTTGCCAGCTCGCCTGTGCAGTACAGCCACGCCCCAGCGCTTCTTGCTTAGCTCTGCGTGTAGCTGGGCTTGCAGGGGTCTTGGCGTGTAGGGTATCTCGATGTTCATGTAAGCGACAGGCTCATGATAAGGTTATATATGTATACAGATCGGCGGGTTAGTCTGGGGGTGGTGGGGGTGTCGTTTTAGTAAATCCCTGCATAAAACAGGTACGTATCCCGCACCCACATCCTTTATTCTCTAGGCTCACAGCCTGCTGGGTCACAGCTCGGTCACAAGCAGCGCCGGGCATACAAAGCTTTTCATAAAACAAAAGCTTGGGGGTGTCGTGCGCGCGAGCACTGACACACAAAGCCTGTTATATATATAGCTAGCTTATCACCACAGGTTCAGCATTGCCCCAGCTCAGCGTCACAGTCCCGCTGTTCGCCTTGCTATCCTCTGCCTTGTCTCGTATGCCGAGAGGCTGCATCTGCCTTATGTGCTTGTCCTTGTGGTCTGCCTCTAGCCTGCGTCTCTGTACCTCTGCCATTGCTAGCTTCGGGTCATCGGGTAATGGCGCTTCAACGAGGTCTATAATCTGGTCACGCATTACTTCGCACTGCAACGCTCTAGCTGTTCTGTACTGTGTATAAGCTTCCTCATCGTCCTGGACATAGCGCAGCACTGTACGCCAAGAGGGCAGGTCTGTGCTTTGATTGCATATACGCGTAAGGCTTTCGCCCTCTGCAATGCGCTCGCAGATCTCAGTCATCTGAGCTTTTGTAATACGTCGTTTAGCCATGACACCTTAAAAAAGAACCGCCCTGCTTGGGAGACAGGGCGGCCTAGTGGGGGAGAACAAAATGAAGTGAACGTCGTCGGAAGTTACAGCGCATCATGTAGTGCATTGTATAGATATTTATACAATATCTGGGGCATTGGCGTCAATAGCCTTGTCTTTTTATGCACAAAGCATTGTCCGATAACGTCACTGCGCCTTGTAATACAGCCTGACCATAGCATCCTTATAGCGTCGCTTCACGATGCGCGGGTCATTCAGCCCTAGTATCCGTGCTAGCTTCGTCCAGCTTGGCCCTCGCTCTTTAAAGGCCGCGCTGTGGCTAACGGCCCATACTAGGCGCCTATCATCGTCATCCATCATTGTCAGAGATAGCTCAAGAGCCTGCTCGTAATCTGTAATCTGCTGCGGTGTTGCCTTCAACAGAGGTGCTTGGAAAGCATTGTAGCCATATCCTGACCATTCCTGCACATACTCAGGCCAGGAGCTCATCTTCTGCTTACGCAGCGCGGCTGGCAGTCTGCGTTCTGTCTCAGCAGCCTCGAAGAACAAATCGCTCAGTTGCTTGATGTCTAGCTTAGCTATGTCCATTTAGACGGCGCTCCTCATCTAAGAGCCAATCTAAGCGCTGTAATGGCTGTAAAGAGCTGACGGCGTTATTCATTGCTGAGAAGCGGTCTGTGCTCATCTGAGGTCTGAGCTTCTTAAATACCCGGCGCTGTAATTCGTCCAGCGGCGATAGCTTAGCTCTAGCTATAGCTGAGCTATAAGCAAAGCTTGTGCTCTTGCTTACGTTTTTTATAAGTTTATTTATTTGTGGATTTATCGAGCTCTGTTCTGAGCTTCGTCTTTGTGCTGAGCTTGTGTATAGCTTAGCTTGTGTGCCTACGGCAATTCTATTGTTAGATCCAGCCATTCGTCAAGCCCCTTTCCGCAATTCGCGCATCTTCATTTCTCCTTCTATTTATTCTCATACACTTCGCTGGCTCATCGCAGATGAACGTGCCATCCCCCAAGATGACCCAGCTGAAATCCCTATGACGGTGCAACTTGTTGCAGATAGCGCACCTGTCCGAACCCTGACTGACCCCGCCCCACGGGTTGCTGCTCTTCTTCTTCAAAGCGCATCTCCATTATCTGCTTTGCCATTTCTGCGAGCACATAGGGCTCGCTCAGTAAGCCGCGCTGTTTTAATCGCTCCGGCGTGTCTATCCATACAAGGTCAAGGCTGAGAGCCCTTACAGAGCCCGGATATTGCCGCTCGATGCCCCACGCCTCTGCAATAAGAAAAATACCCATGCCGTCCAATATCAGCCGGCTATATTCTTGCTGTGCTATCTGC